CGACGATGGCACCCAGGCCGGCCTGAAGGCCGGCGCCCAGGTTGCCCAGACCCAGCAGGCTGCCGAATTGGCCGCCGATCAGGTTGCTGCCCATGCCGAGCAGGTTGCCGACGCCGCCAATGCCGCCACCGCCCTGCCCTGCCATGGCCGGGCCGCCCATCAGCGACATGATGCCGCCGCTGATGCCCATGGCGATGGGCTGCAGGATGGGCCGCAGAACCAGCGTGCGGAACAGGCCTTTGAGGTACTCGGCGACGGACTTGCCGCCCTGCATGAGCGCGTCAGTGAGGGACTGGCCCATCTGGTCGGTGGTTTTGCGCCACTCGTCCTCGATCTCTTTTTGCGCGGCGATGGAGGTCTCGACGGCGTCCTTGTTGAGCACCGCCTCGCGGATTTGCTCGGCATAGGCGCGGTAGGCCTCGGTGCCTTCGACGATGCCCTGGCGCTCGAGGTCGCGCAGGGCGATGGCGACCGTGCGCTCGGCATTGGTCATCTTGAGCGCAGCGGTCTCGAATTTGATGCCGTCGAGCATTTCGCGCGCGGACTTGATCTGGCCCTCGACCTGCACGCGGCGCTTTTCGTCGGCTTCTATGGCGTCTTCGGCGATCTTGTTCGCCAGCTGCGCGGCGGAGATCAGTTGCTTTTGCAGGTCTTTGTAGAACTCCTGCCTTTGAGTCAGCAGCTCGACCGCGCTGCGGTACTGATCGATGTTGATCTGGCCTTTTTGATAAGCGCTGTGAAGCTTGTTCAGGTCGGCGTAGAACTTGGGATCAAGGCCGACTTGCTTCATGGTGAGCTGCTGGTACAGCTCCATGGCTTCGTCCTTGGCCGCCTTCATTGATTTTTTCGCGGCGTTACCGGGCTTCTCAACGATGGGCGTGGCGCGATTCGCGGCGGCGGCGGCTGTCGCCATCGCCTGCACTCCGTCATTGCCAACGCCAGCCCAAACGTTTGAAATGCTGGCGACGGTGGACTTGACGACGCCTGAAATATCCTCGCCGCCAGCCTTCAGGGATTCCCATGCAGCGCGGAAGTTGCCCTGCGCCGCCATGACAAGCGCAGCTGCCACAGACGCAATGCCCTTGCCCAGCACGTTGAACACGGCCACGCCTGCGGCGGCCACGGTGTACAGCCCCTTAAGCGCCCCCCCCAGCACGTTTGCCGCAACTCTGAGCGCGCCCGAGTCGGTGGCGGTTTTCAGCAACTCGCCCGCCAGCGATGTGAGCGTGGGCAGCATCTGCGCGGCAATCTGCCTCCCGACACCAGACAGGCCCATGCCCATCAAGTCAAGTGTGTCGTTGAACTCCTCGGCCTTCGTGGCGGTTTCGTCGTCAAGCGACAGACCCAGCTTCTGCGCCCATTCGTCCATCTCTGTAAGGGCTTTGCTGCCGCTGTTCAGCAGCGGGATCATGTCGGCGCCGGCCTTGCCGAAAATCTCCTGCGCAAGCGCGGCCTTGGCGGCGCCGTCCTCGTAACCGGCGAACTTGTCGGCCACGTCGCCCAGCACGTCCTTCACCGGGCGCAGCTGGCCAGACGTGTCGCGCACCTTCACGCCCATGGCGGCGAACGCCTTGTTGCCTTCGGCCATGGTGCGGGACATGCGCGCCATGGTTTTCTCGAACATGTCGGCACCGAGGCCCGACTGCTGGTAAGCGAGCTGTAGGCCGGCCACGTCCTTCACCGCGACGCCTGTTTTCTGGCTCAGCTTGGACATGGCGTCGGCCGCGTCGATGGCCGAGCGAATCCAGCCGGTGAACGCGCTTACGGACATGCCGACGCCGATGGCCGCCATTGCGCCCGCAGCCAGCCCGGCGGCTTTGCGCATCTGCGACATGGCGCCCTCTACCGTACCCACGGCGCGGTTCATATCGGTCTGCAAACGAGCGACGTTCGCCGCCATCTCGATAGTCAGTGATCCAACAGATGCCATGGCTTATTTCTTGCGGAGGCGTTCTGCCAGTGCTTTGAAGGCTCCGGCGATGGCGGGTTTCATGTAGGGCTGCTCCGCGTACGGCGGGTGAGTGTCATCAGCGACGGACTGGATGACGTAGGCGGTTGAGGCACTGCGGATCAGCGCAAACTCCCACGGCTCCAGCCGGGTGTGTGTGCAGCGCTGCCATGCCTCGATTTCCGTGCAGGACAGCGGCGCTTGGCCCATGCCCGTTGGCATGGTCCATCCAAGCTCATATAGGGCTTCGATCAGATAGCGCGCCGCGACTGGCGGCAGGGCAAGCTCTTGCTCGTCACGCTCTAGCTTCTGGCCGTGGGTCAGTCCGTTGTCTGACTTGCGGTCAACGGGTGATCTGAGCCATGCGAGGTGACGGGCGTAAAGCTCGACTTCAGCGGTTAGTTCGTCCCGACGCGCTTGGTAAAACGGTCTTGCTCACCCAGCGCAGCGTCGATCTGGTTCGACAGCCACATCAACTCGGGATCGCCATACAGTGCCGCAGCCGCTTCGGGCGTGAAAGCCACTTCGCCGTTTTCGTCGGCGTAACCACGCCAGCCGAGCGTGAAGGCGGTCAAGTCCTTGACGCGCTGCACCTCGGAATCTTCCGGGTCGGGCAATTCCACTCGCCCGGTCTTGCGTGCCGATGCGATCAGCTTGCGGTTTGCCGCCATCTGCGCGGCTTTGCGAATCGGGTGATTCGGGCCAGCCAGGGTGAAGATCACGCCGGTCGGGTTGCCCTGTTCGTCCTTGACTTCGTAGTCAAAGGTCTGGACGGTCTTGATGCTCTTGAGGTTGAATCCCATGGTCTCAATGTAGTTGCGGGATGAAAGAAAACGGCCCCGGTTAAGGGGCCGTTTGGCTTAGGTCGCGTTGACGACCACGAAGGTTTCGGTCAGCAGGCCGAGCGAATAGCTGCCTTTGACCACATCGTTCATCCCGCCGTAGCGGATGCTGTCCTGCATCACGTAGGCTCGGAAGTACACGGCATCGCCGTTCGATTCGGTGATCTTGAAGCTGTACGGATCGGTATCGTCGTAACCGGCGGTCATCAGGGTCTGACCCGCATTGTCACGGTCAAGGCCAACGCCGATCTCGACGGTGACGCCCTCTTCACCGCCCTTCAGGGTGGTGGTCTTGCCGGTGCACAGGTTGCCGAAGGTGATCGCGGCCTTACGGCGCGTGATATCGCCAATGGTTTCGAGCTCGCCCACTTGCGTGAACGTGAGCGCCGCAAATCCGGTGGCGTCGTTGGTGGCGGGCGCGGCTGCACTCACAGAGATGCAGGTTTCCGCCGCTGCGTGCAAAGTCATGGCTTTTCCTTTTGAAAATCCCGCGTCGGCGGGCCATAAAAAAAGCCACCCGAAGGTGGCTTGCGTTCACGCCTTGAGGGCGCTACCGATAGGTCAGCATGTAGTCCGCTGGTTTGGTCCACAGTGCTGCCGAACTGGTGTCGCTCACGGGTTGCTTGTCCCATGGGCCGAAACTGAGGTGCACGCAGGCCAGCACGGTGTGCGCGCCGACGCTGCGCTGGCCGAAGCTCTGCAGCAGCGCGCGTGCCTGGTCGTGCAGTGCGTTGACCGCCGCCGGGCCGGCGGCGACGGGGTTGATCTGAACGCGGGCCTGCCAGGTGGTGGCGGGGCCGCACATCGACGCCAGCGCGTAGTCGCTGATCACTGTGTAGATCAGCAGCGGGTAGCTGCTGGGCTGCGGCGCCTGCTCCAGCGCCACGGTGGCGCCGGGGAAGCCAGCCAGAATTTCAGCGACAACATCCTCGGCGTGCATCAGGCGGCGCTCCCGTGCTTGGCCAGCTCGCGCGGCAGGCGGTTGCGGATGTAGTGCGCCACGGCGTCCAGTGCCGGGGCGGCGGCTTTATCCAGCGCGGGCCGCATGAATGGCTGCGGACGGATACCGGGGTGCGTGATGGCTTGCGAGAACAAACCCGCGAAGAACAGGCTCTTTCCCTTGCTGGCCCGTATGTCATACGGGCCACCCACGGTGCTGCCGGTGCCGCTGTAGTAGCTAGCGGTGCCGTACTCGATCAGGTGCGCATACCAGGCATCTTTGTTTCCGGCCTTGAGGTGGGCGCGCAGCCAGCCGTATTGCTGACTCTTGCGGGCGAAGCTGATCCGTAGGCTATTTCGCAGCGCGCCAGTCTTGACTGGAACGTGCGCCTCGGCTTCTTTTTTCAGCACGTTGACTCCGGCCCGCAATGCACCACGCATAACGTTGCCCTCAATCTTCGCTGGCAAGGTGTCAAGCTGGCGCTTGAGTTCGTCCAGGCCTTGAATCTGAAATTCAAGCACGGCGCACCAGTATCCCGGCCTTCAAGTAGCTATCGACAAGCGCAGGAGAAAAGGCACCACGCGAGCGGTCGCCCTTTTTGAAAGTGCCGTGCGAATTGGTGCAGTTCTTGGCAAACACCAGATCACGGAAGCTGGGCTTATCAGCCACCGGCTCCGAGCCCTTCGGCACAATCGAATTGAAGGAATCTGTCTCGTTCATCGTGGTTCCTTGGTAATCCAACAATCGCCAGCGTGCGGCCACGGTGTTCAATCCACCAGTCGCCGGTTGCGGCGGCCAGTTCCCCGCTGTAGCGCACCGTGACCACATGGGTTTGGCCGCTTTGCATCTGCGCGGCGGCGACTCTTTCATTGCTGCCCATGGGGCGTACATGCGCCCACACAGTGGCGACGGTGACGGGCGCCGGGATGGGCTGGCCGTAGATGTCGCGGCCCTCGCCCTGTTTGCGGAAGGCGACGCGGTGTCGCATGGGTCCGGCTCCTTGCATGGCCTCAGACTCCCAATCCGGCGCGGTACGGCTGCAGCAGGTACTGCGAGCCGTTCGGAAGTTGGGCCACGGACACACCAGCCAGCACATCTTCACGATTGGCGTACAGGTGCCCGACGATCAGCAGCAGAGCGGCCTGAATCGCTGGGTTGATGACAATGCCAGCCGTGTCCAGGCCCTGCGCAAGCTCAGTTGCATAGATCGTGCGCCCGAGGAACTGCATGGCAGACTCTTCCGCAGCAGTGGCGTACAGGCCGATCAGTGCGTCCTCTGCACTGTCATCAACGCGCAGGTGCAGCTTTACGGTGGCGAGGTCTAGGAGCATTTACTTCTTGGCCTTGGCGGGCGTTTTGGTGGGCTCTTGCGGCACTTCGCGCACAACCTTGGTTTCGTATGGTTCGAAATAGCCCAGCATCAGCGGCGTGACGGCCTGAGCGGGCGTAGCTTCTACGTCCTGGCCTTTGGCAACCGCGCCCAGCTCGTCGTGCAAAAACGACTCAGTGGCTTTGTATTTCATGGGGTTCCTTTGGAATGGGGCCAGCCCGAAGGCCAGCCCCAAATCGCTTAGGCGGTGATGGCGCCCGACAGCACAGCGCCGGGAACACGGGTTTCGAGGCCCATGCGGCACTCAGCGCGGATCGTCACGAGGTTGTTCGTGAAGTCGGCGTTGACGTAACCCATCTCAACCGTGATGCCCTGGCGGTTCCAGACCATGGAAGAGCGGGCGAACTGGCCAATAGCGAACTGGCCCGCGGTCATGTTGCTGGAGAGCACCACGCGCACGCCGAATGGGTTCATGCCTGCATTGGTGCCTGGGGCACCGTACAGATATGCGCCCGTGCCAGCGCCTTCGCGCAGCACTTCCATTGCCGCCCAATTGGCAGGGTTCACGATCACCGTGTCAGGCGCGTAGCCGTTGGCCCACAGCGCGTACTTCGCCTTGTTGATGGACTCAACCAGGTTTGCACCAGCTGTGGGGGTGAAGGCGGTGAAGTTGCCCGCATCCAGAATGCCCGAGAGGTTTGGCGTGGTGCCGTCACCCTTGAGCAGCTGCAGGTCGATGCGCTCATCAAGGCCGTAGCGCAGGAACGTGTCGATGTACGAAACCACCGCAGGGGCATCTGCCAAAAGCTGGTTCGATACCTTGATGAAGTGGGCAATCGTCTCGATTGGCACGTTGTACTGGCTGAAAGTCAGAGCAGATTCGGCCTTTGCGCCGCCCTGTTCGACTTCGGCAGCGCTGTTCGTGCGCGTGGCTTCCTTGGTGCCGACCACCATGATGGCGTTCGTGGTGCCCGATGGCAGCACGTCACGAATGGTCAATGGCTTGAACACGCCAGGGACAATGCCTGGGTTCGTCTGCGGGTAGCTGGTGGTGGTGCTGGTGTTCAGAACGGTGTTCTTCACTTCCACGCGGGCCGTGGGGCTCTTGCGCTCGATCAGCGCCTTGAACTCGTCCGACTTCACGAAAGCGTCACCAGCGGACAGGGCCGAGACTTCGCCGCCTTTGGCGGTTTCCATCTTTTGCGCCAGTTCGGTCATTTGCTGGTCGAACTTCTCCGACAGGACGCGCACGGCATCCTTGGCTTCGGTGGCGACGTTGCCCTTTTCGTTGAGCTGGCCCTCGAACTTCTCGATGGCAGACTTCAGTTCTGCGCCCAGCTTCGATTGCAGGGCGTTGATGCCGTCTTGCACGGCTTGAAATTCAGTAGTCATGGCTATGGTCTTTCTGCGTCCAGAAACGCAAAAACCGCCTCTAGGGCGGTTTGGTTGGGGGGATGGATGCTGGCTTAGGAGAGCGTGGCTACTGCGGCGTTTAAGGCCAGCAATTGGGCAAAACTCGCCTTCTTTTCAGGGGCAGAATCGCTCTGACCCAGGGACTTGATGCGCGCCACCAGAGCGCACGCATCAGCCCGCGAAAACCCGCCAGCGTCGCGCAGTAGGGCTTCGATTTCTTTCAGTGATTCGGCCTCTTCGATGGCCGACTTCACAGCACCGACCTGGGCACCCAGGTCGGCTGGGGATTCGACGATGCTGATCTCTACCAGGTCGATCTCGTGTAGGTCACGGCCGCCGGTGCTGTTCTCGATGGACTTGACGGGCCGAAAGCCGATGGACAGGCCGGAGATGGCACCGTGCTTGAGCGAGGCGTACACGTCGCCGGCCTGCGAGTGGCCTGGGGTTAGCTCGCCTTCGACGTACAGGCCGTGTTCATCTTCTTTCATCGAGGTCCACTTGCCGATGATGTCGCCCCAGTGGTGCCAGCGCATCTGCACAGGGCGCTTGCGGTCTTTCAGCGTGTTCGCGAAGGCACCCGGGAATACGGTGTCTCCGTAGGAGTCGACGCCACCGAACTTGGACGCATAACCGGAAAAGAATCCGTGCCTGTCGCTGGCGAACTTGACCTCGGCGGCGTCAAGGCTGAGTGTCTTGCGGTCCATTGGCATTTCCTTTGGGCGCTTGCAGGCCCAGCTTGTCAATCGGTGTCATGTTGATTTGCGATAGCAGCACGTCGCCGCCCTCTACACGGGGCCATCCTTCGATGCGGCGCACCTCGTTTGGCGTCAAAATCGTGCCTGCAACGGCTGTTCTGTAGCCTTCCAGGCGGGATTTCAGGTCAGACCGAAGCAATCCCTCGAAATCGAACTCGAATTCGTACTGATTTGCTTCTTCTGGCGTGAAAAGCCACGTTTTCACGCTGGCCTCGATGCGTTCAAGGTACGGGCGCAGGTTCAGCTTGTAGAAGCCTGAAATGATTTCTGCGGTGCTGCTGCCGAGGGTGGTTGATCCCTCGTTTTGGTTAATAAGGATGGACGGCACGCCAAACCATCGCGCAATCTCGTCAATCTGGTGCTTTCGGCTGGCAAGCAGCTCAATATCCTGCGGCGACATGCTTACCGCGTCGAATTTCATACCCTGTTCGATCACCAAAAGGCGGTCGTCGGTGCCGGTGGTTAGTGTGGAGAAGTTTTCACGCACCGATGCCCGCTGCGCAGGCGTCAAAAGGCGGTCAAACGACAAAACCCCGGACGGCTTGCCGCCGTTTGCGTAGATTTTTGACACAGATTGCTCTGCGGCCTGGGCGATGCCGAACATGTTGCGGCCAAAAGCGAGCGGGGATTTGCCCACAATGCCGTTGCCGTACAGCTTCACATGCCAAACCGACTCAGCCGACAGCGCATCTATGTTGCCGTCTGCGTGGTACAGGTGCACCACAGAGCCATCCGGCAGTAGCTTGGTTTCGATCTGCGCGGCCATCAATGGCAGCAGGGAGCGGATCTTCCCACCTACTTTCGTGATCTTGGCGTAGGCGTTTCCGTGCAGCGCCAGATTCAGCATCAGAGTCTCGAAAAACTCCACCTTCGTCTGATACCTGTTTGGCTTGCGCGCCATCAGTAGCGATAGCCAGTGATCCGGCGCCAGCTCGCGTCCCGTCGCCGTCTTGCGGTACACGTTGACAGGCAAGCTCGCCACCGTCTCGGAGAGCAGGCGCACACACGCCCACACCGCCGACAACTGCATGGCAGAGTCTTCATTCACCTCAACCGGGGACGCTGCGGCATAGCCCATCGGGCCGCTGATCTGGTCGCCAGCGTTGCGAGCTGTGCCGCTGCCTCCCAGCCAGGTCCAGATGGTCTGCCAAAACTGCATTTATCGTCCGATCGGGTTCGTTATGAAGTCGTTGAAGGCTTCGGTGTCGTCGCTCGCGCCATTGACAAGCCCTGCTGCCATCACTGCGGCCACGGCCAAGTCAATGCGGCCGGTTGCTTTCTCTTTGGACAGTTTGCGGTTCTCCGCACCGTCCTGTTCGATCACTGCGTTGCTCATGCACCAGTCCAGCACCTTGTGGCCTGCGTGGGCTATCTCGCCGTTTAGCAACATGCGCTCGAAGGTTTCCAGTGCGGGGCTGAAGTCCTTGTATCCCTGGCCTACCGGCTTCATTTCCGGCAGGCTGATTCCATCATCAGCAGCCAGCGCCATCAAGTCCTCAATGCGCCAGCGGTCATACCCTACGGCGATGATCTCGAAGAAGTCGCACATGGCCGACAGCTTCTGCAGGATCACCCGCTTGCTGATAGCCCGGCCCGGCGTGGTGTCGAGATACCCCTCGGCGCGCCACTGGATGTACGGCACGCGGTCGGTGTCTGCCTTGCGCTGCAATTCCACGTCAGGCAACCATGCGAAGGGCACCAGCAGCCACGGTTCGCCCGCCTCGATGGGTTCCACCAGGAACACCATGCCGGTCAGGTCGGTGGTGCTGGACAAGTCCAGTCCGGCAACCGCACGGCGACCGCGCAAGTCCTGCCAGTCAAAATCCCGCTGTGCCCCGCGCCACACTTCGCCGCTGATCCACGGGCTTTCGGCGTCTGTCCACTGGCAGAAATTCAGGCGCCGGACAATGGCTTCCTTGGACGGCATGCCCTTGGCCTCGACCACCTGCTCCCGGATGTACTTCATGCCCGGCAGATCGGCGTCTTGCAGTGACGGGTTCGATTTCGGCCAGCACGTTTCGTCGGCAAACGGGTCATCGCTTTCGTCTAGCCCGCAGACAAAAGGGAAGAATGCATCGTCTTCCACCTCGCCAGAAGCAACCTTCGCGCCGTATTCGTGATATGACCAGCACGGCCCCATGCGGTTGTGCCCGGCGTTGGTGATCATGAAGATCAGCGCCTGCCGACGGCTTTTCGTGCCAGCGCGCATCATCTCGACTACGGTATTCGTCTTGTGCTCGTGCAGCTCGTCAATCAGCCCTATGTGCGGGCGCGGTCCGGATTGCCCATCGTCGCTACTGATAGGCCGAAAGAACGCACCCTGAGCTGAATACGCCAGATTCCAGCACCGCTCCCCGGTGCCGCTCTTTTGCAGGCGCTTGGATAGCTCAGGCGATTGATCCACCATCGCAACGGCGTCACGGAACAGGATCATGGCCTGATCCTTTTTCGTGGCGGCGCTGTAGATTTCCGCGCGTGGCTCGTTGTCGGCCACCAATCCCTTCATGCCAATGCCAGCGGCCAGTGGAGACTTTCCGGAACCCTTCGCGGTTTCCACATAGGCCACGCGGAAGCGCCGGTAGCCGTCGATTCCTTGCCAGCCGAACAACGAGCCAACAACAAACTTCTGCCAGGGCAGCAGCTCGAAGGGCTTGCCTTCGTAGTCGCCGCCGTTGAGTTTCAGCACATCGGCGTAGAACCCCTGCGCCTTCTCCGATTCCTCGACGTTCCACACCAGCCCGCGCTTGTGCCCCTCGGCCATATCCCGAAGGTGCCGCGCGCACTGGCCGCGCACATGAGGCCCAGCAATCCGCTCGCCCGCCACGACTTCCAGCGCGTACTGCGTAGCCGCGTCAGAAATAGCGGGCGGCTTTGTCTTCTTGCTTCTTGTCATCAGGGGTCGCAGTGACGCGGGAGCGCGCCGAAGGGGTCATGCCGAACTCGGCGGCGTAGCGCACCATGTCGGCCTTGGCCTTGTTTGCGATCCCGACGAGCGGGTTTTGTATCGCGTTGCCGCTGGTGGTTTTAATCATCAGCGCGGCATTCAATTCGTCTTTTGCGGCCATCCTATTGATGGCCCTCTCGGCCTGCGCCCAGCGCCCATAAGCGGCCGCGTAGGCGGCTAATGCAGCGCGGTCTAGCTCGGTCATCAGGCCAGCTGCGTACAGGGCGCTGCACACCCGACCCCATTCGACCTTGGCGTCGTCGCACAGGAAGGCGGGCGGGGTTGGCTCGGACAGTGCAACGACCGCCTCGCTCTTGGGCAGCGCGCGCTTGCCGGGGTTGCCTTTGACCAGCTTTAGGGCGGTCGGGGTGGGCTTTCTTCCTACTGTCATGGCGCAACACCAAGCCACTGCGTGCAAACAGCCCGCGCCACTTGCTCAGCCATCTTTGGCGGCACGCTCATCCCGATCATGTATTTGCCGATCTTGTCGGTCTTGGCGTGGTAGTCGTCAGGATAGGACCCGATGCGCTTCCATTCCCGATAGGTCAGCTTCCTGCATTCACTCCAATGCGTGTAGCAATGGCTTTGGCTGATCAAGGTGGGACCAGGGATGCGATCATCGAGTCGGATGTGATTGTAGAAAGCCTTTTTGCCAGTCTTCCTCATATAGGCGGCTTCTAATGTATCCCCGCGCAGCGTATCGGACCAGTAGCGTTGCGCTGACTGATCCGGCTGCGTGTCTTTTCGTTCAGCTTCGGTCATGGTCTGCAAGTCATTGCAGGCATCGCCAACGCTGACCCACTTATGAGTGGGCGCCAATTTCAGCGGCGGCACATCAATATCGTTTCGCACGGCACAGAAGAACACCCGCTCGCGCTTCTGAGGCACGCCACAATCAGCCGCATTCAGCAGGAACAACTGGGGCCGATAACCCAACTCTTTGAAGCGCGCCATCACCAGCTTGGTGTATCCCTTTGCGTTGCCGATCAGCATGCCTTTGACGTTTTCGGCAATCGCCACCTTGGGGCGCAGTCTGCCTACCAAGTCAAGGTAATCAAAGAACATGTCGGACAGCACCTGTTTGGCCTGCCCTTCGCGGAAATGCTTTTCCTTGCCCCATGCCTTTTCTCGACTGCCTGCCATGCTGAAGGTTGAACAAGGCGGAGAACCGTCCAGAATGTCCAGCTCAAACAGTTCAGGCGGCAGGTCTTTGGTCAGCAGTTCATTGATAGGGCACAGAAAATAATACCTTGGCTTGATATTCAGCTTATAGTGCCACGCCATTTCAGGATCAATGTCATTGGCTGCAATGACTTCGCAGCCGGCGCGCTTGTAGCCCATGCTGGAGCCGCCACCACAGGCGAACGTGCTCATAACCCTGATGCCGTTGGGCTTAACGCTTTTTAGGTCGTCAAGAAGCCACGCATGGGGATTACTTGTTGTCAAACTCAAACCCGCATTTAGGACACATGCAACCCATTTTGTAGTCGTCTGGGTCAATCTCTTTTGAGCTTGATTCGGGCGCGTCCTGCTCAATCAACGAATCCAGATTCATGGCCGTCGATAGCTCTGCCGCGTCAAACCCGATCAGTGACATATCAAAATCGGCGGCGTTCAATTCATGCAGCTCAATCGCCAGCAGTTCATCATCCCACTCTGCAAGCTCTGCCATCTTGTTGACAGACAGGCGAAACGCCTTGATCTGCAAGTCGGTCATATCGTCGGCCAAAAGGACGGGGATGGTTTTAAGCCCGAGCTTCTTTGCGGCCTTCAATCTCAAGTGCCCGTCAACCACAACCCCGTCCGACTTAACCACGACAGGGACGCGGAAGCCAAACTCTTTAATAGCGGCAGCAACTCGATCAACCGCGTGGTCGTTCTTTCGCGGATTTCTGGCGTACTCGATGAACTTATCAATCGGCCAGTGTTCTAGTTGCTGATCCACTCTAGGCGTCCAATCTGTTTTTAATGACGTTTGCCGCGCCGCTCTTGGATATGCCAAGATATTCTGCGACTGCTTGTATGGATGCTCCAGCCGCCCTTAGCGAGAGAACTGCATCAGCGTCGGGATGCCTGCTTGGCTTGGTCCCGCGCTTCTTTTGCCCTGTCGCTCCAAACACGATTGGCCGCGCATAGGTGCCATGCTGTTTCTTTTGCTGCTCATTGCCCGAGTGGTTTACCCACTCAAGATTTTCTGGTCGATTGTTTTCAGCGTTTCCGTCAATATGGGAAACCTCAAAACCTGTTGGCGGGTTGCCGTGGAAAGCAAAGCAGACCAGCCGGTGAACCGATGTTTTCGGCCCGCTCGCTCCTAGCTGGCAATAGAGGTAGGCATTCGCCCTCCATGGTTTCAGTCTCTTTTTTGAGACCGTCATCACGTATTCCTTGCCGCTCCCGCTTCGCTTGGTTATCTGGCGCTCCAGAGACCACACCTCTCCGTCGCTATTCACTGCGTAACCGCTGCATGAAGGAATATCGCGCCATTGTAATTCAGCCATTTAATAACTCCTTGTCGTACTGGAGTTATTATAAGGTATTAGATAGGCTTCCGACAATCCTCAACCTTGCGGCTGACGATGACGGGGTGCGTTTTCATGTATTCCTCGGGGGTTCAACCCCCTATCTCAATTTCGCGGGTGTGTAAATCGAGGGTACAGGGCGGTTACCGCCAGGGAGACCCCTGAATCTGCGAGTGCCCCTTCCCATCACCACACGACACGACCGCTTGCGTCGAACTTGGCGCGCTCTTTGTATCCACAGTCCTGCGCCGTCTTCTCCGCATGGCAAGACGGGCACAGCACCTGCATGTTCTCGTCGTCGTTGCTGCCATCCTTGTGTAACGCGGTGATGTGATCCAGCTCGAAGCCATGCGGGTATGCAACCAGCTTGCGACACCTTGCGCAGTGCGGATCAGCGCTCCATATCCGCAACCGTGCGGCCTGCAGCTTCCTGCCTCTTAGCCGCCCGTCGTTGTTGTCGTATGCCATGTTCTGCCTACCATCGGGCTACCCTTGCGGGCTGGCTGCTGCCGCTGCACCTCTGCTGATGACGGCTGGGCAGATTTGGGTAATCCGCCACGCCACCCAGCAGCCCGGAGTGAGGCGCTACTGCTGGGGGCGGGCGGTGCCTGCCGATTTGCCCATCAGCAGGTGGGGCCAGCGGTGCCTTCAAGCGCCCGCAGTGCGCGGGCCTTGTCAGTCGTCTGCTGGATTTGCGGCAAAAGAAAACCCGCAGGGCGCGCCGTGCGGGTTGGTTTGTTTCGGGGCGAGCTTACCCATCGTCTGTTTGCCGGTATCCAGTACCGGATCGACCTCTGGCATCGAATCCGTATCGGCCAGGTGGGTATCTGCGGGCTCGCGCCGGAAGATTCGCCGCGCGACTGGCGCCTTTTCGCTGCCAATGCCATCGGCCAGGGCATTGTACTACAGCATGTTTCGCAGGCGCAAGCGCATGGAGCTGCGGGCCGCTTGCACGCACGCGTCCATCATGTTCAGAGCCGCACGCCCGGCCTCTCCACCTGGCGGGTTGCGCTTGCCGCTGCCGCCGCACTTGCGGCACGGGCGCCCCAGCACCGGCGTGTCGCCGATCACTGCGTAGCCGCGACCAAGGCACGGCTGGCAGCTATCGTGCAGCCAGTAGATCAGCACCGCATTTGCCAGCGTTCGCGGCTCTTTGTGGCCCTTTCGCTCGGCCCAGGCCGCGACGCCATCCACCGCGCGGCGCAGGCTCTTTAGCTGGCCGAACAGCAAGAATGCGTCTGTCTCGTCCATGTGGCGCTTCTTGGCCGCGCCGTCCCACTCGCTGTGCAGGCGCATCAGCGCGCCGCCCAACAGGCCGGGCGTCCAGCCGGCGGCAATGAGCACGTCAACGTCGCCGCGCTGATCGGGCCGCACGGTCAAATCAGCGGCGTTGCCGGCGCTTGAGTAGGCTTCGTCAACAGTCCGGAAGTCGCTCATGTGATTTCCCCCGTTTCAGCGTCAACTCGCCATTGCTGGGCGTCACGAATCGGCACCTCGTGCGCAGCACAAAACGCCAGCGTGTACTCAATCAAGCTGCTGGCACGAGCGATGCTCATGTGCGCCGTGCTCTCGCGCAGGTTCAAGAACTCACCCTCAAGCCCAGGCACCATGTCACTGCCTTGCTTCGTAACCACGACATGGCCGCTGACAAGCAACACCTTCCACTCGGTGGCCGTGCGATGCTTCCCGGCCCATGGGATGCCAGCGGCGGCAATGTCGCCGCATAGCGCGTGGAAGTGGGCGTTCTGACTCAAGCTCCGCGTCTCTGGCTTGACGGACAGCACCAGGCGATGCCCAGCGGTCAGCCATGCCTTGATCGTTTGCCATGCGTCCTTGAAGGCTTTGTAGCCTTGCTGGGCGTTGAATAGGCGGATGGTCAGGCGCTCAGACATTAGCCGCCTCCCAAGCCCGCGCCACGGCAGTATTGATGGCCTTCACCATGTCCATCTTGCGCAGCGTCCAACGCTGACGGGTGCCATGCCAGCCATGCGGGCCACGGTGGCACGGTGGGCACAACGGCACGGCGGTAAACCACAGGCCCTGGTCGAATTCATGAATCTCAACTGGTGACGCGCCGCAAATGACGCATCCTTGCTGCGCCAGTGCAGACACCCATTCGCGCTCGTTTGCCGTCTGCGCGGGTTTATTCTTGCTGCGCATGCGCCTCCCGAATCGTCACCACGATTTGCCCAGCGCCCACCGGGCCGCGCCAGATGCGCAAGTCGTCAATCTGACTGTCGTCAGCCCAAACACCGGCATCCGTGAGCGCGTCGAGGACGCCTTTCGGCAGGTTGTCCAGGTCGCGGCGGCGCTTGTCTGGTGGCTGCGCTTCGATTGCCACGCACAGGCGGGCAGATTCGGGCCATGGTGCGGCTTTCGCGACCGAGACGGCCCAACGTACCTGCTCTCGGTACAAGCGGCCCTGGCTGCTAATAAGCGTGCGCCCGGAGACGTTGCGCCAGTAGTGGTTGACCGTGGGCGGCCATGGCAGCGTGATCGTCACACCACCTCCTGCCATTCCGGCTCTTGCGGCACCGCACTACCTAGCACCTTCGCCACATGCCACACGCCGCCCGTCTGCGCGAACTTCATCGCAGCGGCGCGGGCATCGCGCTCGTCGTCGTAGGTTTTCGTGTTGATGCTGAACACGACGAAGGTGCCATCGTGACGGTGCGCCAGATAGTCCTTAAGGGTGTCGTTGATCAGCTCGTCGGTGCTGATGCCCTTGGCTTCGGCGGTCAACTTGATACGCTCGATCAGCTCGACGGGCAGGATCAGATTCAGGTCAACGTAATCTTCATCGGCGTCGGCTTTCAGCCGCGCCTCAATTTCGTCTCCGTTGTCGCTGAACACCACTTCGCCCTGGACCGGTTCGCCGTTAACCACTTCCGCCAGCGAAACCAAGTCACTGCGAGCGTAGCTGACAAGGCGCTTTTCATCCGGCAGCAATACAGCGCCGTAAACCACGCCCCAGCCCTCCTGGACGATCCCTGTGATCCGGGCGATACCACCCAGGCGATCAACCCACACCTGCCCTACTTCAACCTGTTTGCTCATATGTTCAATCCCCAGTTATTCCAAGCCGCCACCAGACGGGCATAAGCGCGGCGTCTGGTTCTCGTTTCCCGATTCGGATGCACACCATCTGCCGCGTACAGCAAGCGGCTCAGCGCACGCTTGATCGCCATAGCGCGGCCACTCATCACCGCATTCCCATCAGTCCAGCCCACGGGCTGCTGTAGTCCTTCCACGTCCGATAGGCGCGGGCGTCGTAAATCACCTTCGGAGTCACGCCCATGCGCTTGGCAATCCGATAACCCGGCTCTTCACTGGCGCGAATCTCGGCCACAAGTTCTTCGGTGAGCGTGGCCTTCTTGCGCTTGGTGGCGGCGATCCTGGCTTTGCGCTCATGCTCCGACACACGCCGCTCACTGCGCTCTTTCTTGACGCGCACCAGCGATTCATCGATCACATGCTCGGGCTTGACGCAGCGTGGATTGCCGCATGTCACCGTGAATCGACGGGCTTTTTCGTCATGCCCTCCGAGGTGCGCAGCAACACGACGAACGGTGACGCTGCGGCCAGCGATTCGCGCAACCGGGACTGCCTTGGTGCTGCCATTCATGCAGCCAGTCCACACCCAGCAATCACCGTCGATCACCACGCGAGCGCGCAGCCAATTGATGGTTAATCCGGCTCTTGCCACCAGCGCCGGAATGTTGATCAGCTTCTTCTTCACGCCTTCTCAGTCCTTGCTTTTCTTTCGCTGCCAGTGCAATGCGTTCTTCCAGCGTGGTTTCTTCGTGCCACGGCCTTGCCTCGCCCGGTGCTGGCCGGAAGTCGCCCAGCCGCTCGCGTACCTTGTCCAACAGTCCCACATACGCCCCGCTGTCGTCGGCTTCGCATTCGCGTGCGTAGCTGCGTGCCCATTGCCACATACCCGGCTTGCGGGCCTCTGTGGCTATCCAGTCGGCTTGGGTGTCGCATTCAGAATCCCTCGTCATCTGGCATTGCACTGAAGCCGCGCCGCGTCGGGCGGGTTGCTTTCACCACGCGCGGAGCCTCGCCGCCCCAGTTGTCGAATCTGGTTTGATCGCCTTGGTAGAACAGGCTGATGTAGCCGCAGCGGCCTTGCCGGTTCTTGGCAACGGACAACTTCGCGTAGTGCGTCCATTCCTCGCCCATGTCGGGCTTGGATTGAATCGGTCGGTGCACAAAAATCACCACATCAGCGTCTTGCTCAATCGCGCCGGAATCCCGCAGATCAGACAGCGCGGGCGTGGCGTCTATGCGCTCCTCAACCTTGCGGTTGACTTGCGCTAGGCACAGCACTGCAATTTCCAGTTCCTTCGCCAGCGTCTTCAGGCCACGGCTGATTTCTTCAAGCTGGTACGCGCGGGACTGTTTCTGATCTAGCCCGTTCATCAGGCCGATGTAGTCCACGATCAGCACATTCAACCCGTGCAAGCGCTTGAGATTGCGGGCCTTCGCGCGGACTTGGTTGATATTCAGCCCACCTTGATCTGACACGCGGAAATTGAGCACGCGAGCACGCTCAGTACCATCGATCACGCGATCCCAGGCCAGCCCGCCGCCTTTCGTCGGGCGAATGACGCTAGACAGCGGAACCCGCCCAAGCATGGCGGTCATGCGGTCGCGCAACTCCCGGTGCGGCATTTCCATGCTAAGCATGCCGACGCTGTAGTCCTGCGCCATATGCAAGCCGACAGTCATACCCAAGGCCGTCTTGCCCATGCTCGGGCGCGCACCGACGATGTACAGACCGCCAGGACGCAAGCCGCCCTCAAGGTATTCGTCCAGGTCGGCAAGGCCAGTAGCCCACGATCTGACGCGGCCCTCGGCGCGGTCTTCCAGCACCGCCGCGTGGTGCATCATCCCCTCGTAGGCACCGATCCATTCGTCGCGCGGCGCGTCCTCCGTCAGCTTCGCCAGTTGCCCTTGCGCGGCCTCCACACGCTCCGCAATGCCCCGGCTGGTGTCATAGGCTAGGTCATGGATTTCAGCGCTCACAGCGGCCAATCTGCGGCTTTGCTGACGCTCAATCAGGATGTCGGCATAGCGGGCAAGGTTGGCCGAACTCGGCACGTACTGCGCCAAGTCGTTCAAGGTGGAAAGCTCAACCTTCCCGGCCATGCCTTCGAACACCGTCACGATGTCGCATGCCTTGCCAGCCGACAACTGGCGCGATACCTCCGCGAAAACGTCGCGGTGCGTCTCCGACGCGAAATGCTCCGGCTTCAGTCGGTCGCTCACCCGGTCGAACGAGCCGTTGTCCAACAGCAGTGCCGACAGCACCGACGCCTCGGCTTCAAGGCTTGCCAGCGACATGGGTAGCGGCGCGTTCATGCCACGGCCCTTTCGTCGTTGTCGAAATTGCCCTCCATGACCTTGGCGAAGTTGGCCTCATCCATGAGCCATGCCAGCGTGCAGCCAGTCCACTTGCCGTTGCGGCCAGTCAGAAAATCCGACTTGGCAACGTGCCCGAAGAAGCGACGAAAGAAGTCCACAGCTTCGTCTGGCGTGTTGGCGTACCGCTTGCCACGCGCGGACTCTGCCGATAACACCCAACGCCACCTATCGCGCATGTGCCTCTCCCTCGTCCCGCGCCATAGTTCGGGCTTTGGTTGCGGCAGCATTGGCAGATGCTCGGCGAATGCGTTTATCAACTCACCATGCGGGCAAGCGGGCGGCGCGCGCAAAGCGGCTTCAGCCGCGCTATCGCACTCGTCTACGTCTACGTCTACGCATACGTCTACGAGCGCATTTGCTATCGGCTGCTTAGCATCTGCTGCGCAAGTGCTGCGCATGTCCGGGAACTTGCTCTTTTTCGCGCGCACTTGCTGACCGAAATTCAGCAATTCAAGGTAGCTCTCCCCGTCCTCTGCCGGGTACACCCTTACAAGATCCGCGTCTGCACAAGCGCGCAGCCACTTACCTACGTCCGAGTCGGAAACCTTGTTTAGCTGTCTCGGGTAGCACGCCGCACGGAGCATTCCGTGATCTGCGTAGTACCGCCCATAGTCGTCAACCACAGACATCAAGCGTCTGTAGAAGACCTCCTCTGCCCAGCCAAGACGGTTTACCCGTTGGCTGGTCAGTATTCCTTCGCGAAGAATTCTGTTAGGCAAGCCCGCGCTCCGCTTCCATCGCGGCCACCGTCTCGGGCGTGCGCAGTGCCACCAGTCGTGCCACATCAGCAGCAGCACGACGTGATTCATCACGCCACACGCCCTTGTCCAGAGCGTCAGTCGCCTGATCAGCCTTGGCCTGGTAGCGCAGCACGTCGCCACTACGGGACACGATCAGGTCTTCCAGCTCCATTTCACGCTCGTTCATCCAATCCCCCGGCTCTTGATGTGCTTGTGCCCGTCATTGCGCTGCCATTCCGGTGCGGGCTTGTATGTCTCCCGCTGACTGGCATTGGTGATGCGCCCAGGCAGATCAAATTCAACGCGGCCGTTGACGTAGTGGCGCGAGCGCTGGCGGGCCGTGATGGTGTCTATGGTCTTTTTCATGCGGCATCCAGCAAGTCGCCTTGTTTGATGGCGTTCTTGAGGTTCGCAACCGCCTGCTTGTAGTAGCTGGCCTTAAGCTCAGCGCCGACGAACCTGCGCCCCATCTGCACGGCCACATGGCCCTCGCTGCCGATGCCTGTAAACGGCGAAAGCACCACGTCGCCGGGTTTTGTCCACAGGCGGATGCCCCTGCGGATTACCTCAAGCTGTAGCGGGCAGATATGACGTTCGTCGTCGTGTTCGCGGGCGCTGGCGTATTGCAGGGTGTCGTTGGGGTTGATGTCATCCCAAACAGGGCTGGCGAGCTTTTGCCACTCACTGACGGGTATTTCCTCGCCGTGAGCTACCCGGTCCTGTACATCGCCCGGTGCGCGGACTGTCACCAAATAGTCAGCGATGCCCTGGCGACACATCGTCGCGTTGGTGCGGACGGTCTTGTGCAACAGGCCCAGCGCCTTGGTGCGCTGCATCGCTGTGACCGGATCTTTCCAAATGGTGACTTCACTGGCGTAGATAAACCCGTGCGCTTGGAAGGCGCGGATCAGGTCGCCACGGAAGTCCTTCAGCCCGATGTAGCCGTCGCGCTCTTTACTGGTCGGTAGCATCATGCAGTGAAAGCTGACGTTGTGCCCCGGTTTCATCACGCGCGCCAACTCGGCCACCAGGAAACCAAAGTGCTCGAAGAACTCCGCATCCGTGCGGCAGTTGCCCATATCGCGCGGGCTGTTGCTGTAGGTGTAAAGGCTGGAAAACGGCGGGCTGAAGATTGAGTAATCCACGCTGCGCTCGGGCAGGCCGCGAATCACTTCTACACAGTCACCATGAAAAACAGTCCAGTTCTTGCCGGACGCTTGATCGATGACGTTCATGCCGCCTCCGTCTGAAGCCACGCAGGGACAGCCATCGCGCGGGAGTTGTTGTAGGTGTTGGTGTCGCGCTGGGCACCAAGAACTTCAGAGCGAACGGCCTCGTTCGTCTCAGCGCTCAGTTCTTTCGCCATGGCGTCAGCAATGGCTTCTTTGCGGCGAATGTTTGCCACCACGCTGCCCTCAGATTCAGAGGCAATGACGTGCACATTGACGGGCTTGGTTTGTCCAAAGCGCCAGCAACGACGAACGGCTTGGTAATAGGCTTCGTAGCTGTCCGTGACACCGACGAAAGCCACATCACGGCAGTGCTGCCAGTTCAAACCCCAGCCCGCGATAGATGGCTTGGTAATCAGGACGCGAATCTTTCCGGCGGCAAAGTCAATCAGCCGCTGCTCTTTCACGTCAGCGTCGTCAGAGCCGCGAATCTCCACAGCACCAGGAATCGCCTTGCGCAGTGCATCGCCCTCTGCATTCAGGTCGCACCAGACAATCCATGAGCGGTCGTTGCTGTTCACCAGGGCAGCAGCGGCTTCTACACGGCCATCAATCGACTGACGGCGGGCATCACGGCGCGCTGACAGGTCGCCTGCCTCCATCGGGAAAAGAAACCCGGCCTCATTGGCCGTTTCCATGCACGACTCAACCGTGTGCTGGTGAACGTGAAGCGGCGGCAGGTTGTAGCGGCCATCATCAAAGCCCAAGTCCGATGGCTTGCGAATCATTGCGCCCCAGGTCGCCACCCACTGCCAGAACAGATGACGCGCGTGGCCCTTCAGTTGCCACACCTGCGTCTCGCCGCCGTCATGGCAGAAATACTCAGCCAGCATTTCCGCGCGGCTGCAAATGCCCAGAAACTCAGCGTGTGTGCCCAGCTCTGTCCAGTCGTTCGGAGCGGGCGTAGCAGTAGCGCACAGCTTGTAAGGCGTCAGCCGGAATGCTTCCGTCAGGCTCTGAAACGTCCTTGAGTTCTGATGCTTGATGACGCTAGATTCATCCAGCACCACACCAGCGAACCGGCTGCAATCCAGCTTATGCAGGCGGTCATAGTTGATGATGTTGACGCCGGGGCGAACATCCTCGGCTTCCCGGCAGTGCGTGACTTCGACGCCAATCTCAGCGCCCTCTGATACGGTCTGCGCAGCCACAGCAAGCGGGGCCAGAATCAGAACATCGCCGCCAGTCTCCCGGTGCACGGTGTCTGCCCAGGCCAGTTGCATCCGGCTTTTGCCCAGTCCGGTGTCAGCAAAGATTGCAGCCGAACCGCGACGCAGCGCCCATTCAACCAGCACACGCTGGTGGTCGAAAAGGCCGCACTCTTTGGGCTTTGCGGACAAGCCCTCACGAATGACCAGTGCCAGCTTGCGCCGCACATAGTCGTCATAGCCTAAAATCACATCAGCCACAGTCATTCCCTTTCAATGGCTCGTTTGGTTAGAGGCCCGCGATTCGTACTCGCGGGTTTCGCTTTTTGGCGGGTCATGCCGACGCTGCTTTCAACGCCGGCAACACCTTTGCCAACTCATTCGGCAGCGACTCCGCACGGGTCGCAAGGCGCGCGGTGCGGGATGCACCAAATAGAAAACGCCCGCTGTACAAGCCGGGCAAAACCATGCCGCGCCGATTCGCAACGCTGGTGGCATGGCGGAGGAGAATCATTTACGCCGCCTCCTTGGAGGGGGTGGCGAGTTCGGCCGATGCGTCAGAGATCTTCTTGTCTGCAAGAGCGATCAGTTTTACTGCGGCCTCTGCCCCGCTAGAAACGTCACCAGCTACCCAGCGCGAGATGCGCGACTGGTTCACGCCGATGGCTTCGGCAATCTCGGCTTGCGACATGGTTTGCCGCAGTACTGTCAAAGCGTCTTTAATTTGGCTCATGACGCGATTATGCGCCAACGCATCGCTATGCGCAAGCACCTTATCTATCTTCGGCTCGCTGTTACTTGTTGTTGCAATAAATAATGCGTTTGCGCATCGGCGCGGTGCGCTTTCTCTTGACTCTCCAATGCGTTGGCGCATAATGCACCCATCGCCACCCACACCGGGCGGCCAACAGGAGAGACAGGATGGAACAGAAAGCAGCACACACGCCAGCACCGTGGATTGCTGATCTTGGCGAGGCGTACCGAGTGCGCGCACAACAGGATGGTGGTCAGGTCGCCATCATGATGAACCTGAAAGGCCAGCATGGCCTTGCGGGACGAAGGTCCGGTGACGAGGTTGCGGCCAATGCCCACCTGATCGCGGCCGCGCCGCAGCTTCTGGAGGCGCTGCAAACCACTGCCGCGAACTTGCGCAGCTGGAAGGCTGCCAACGGCGGCGGCATCAAGACTTTCGACAGCTGGCTGGAGGTGGTGGAGGAAGCCATCGCCAAGGCAAAAGGTGGTGCAGCATGAGCAACAGCACCAAAGCTGTAGCAGCCGCGCTCGCAGTAGCCCTACTGGCCGGCTGCGCGACGGCGCCTGGCGGTGAGCAGTACGTGCCGCTGATCGACATCAAACCCGAGCAGGGCGCGGCCTACAGCACCGACCTTGCCGACTGCCAAGCCTATGCCGAGCGAGTCGTCGGAGCTGGAGCTGGCGCAGCCGGTGGAGCAGTTGCCGGTGCGCTGGCAATGGGCATCCTCAGTGTTGTTCTCGGCGGCGGCGGCCATGGCCGCTGGGCCGCAGTCGGCGCGCTTTCCGGTGCGGCCTCCGGTGCTGCGGCTGGTGAAACCAATCAGCGTGACGTGATCCGTCGCTGCATGGCTGGCCGCGGCTATTCGGTTCTGAACTGAGGCAAGCCATGAAAGCCAATCCCGCCATCGCCAAGGCCACGGGAGGCCAGCCATGAACGCCGCACACGAAGCCTTCAGTGACGCCCTGCGCGTCATCAGCGGTGACGCACGCCAAGAAGCCGAGCGTCTGGCCGCTGACCGCGCCCGCAACGAGCGCAAAGCAGAGCGCTACTACGACGCAGCCGAGCGCCGCGACTTGCAGGCGCAGATCAACCACGACGCTGCGATCAACAACTACGGAAGCGGAAGGGGGACGCTGTGAGCAAGCAGATTAAAGGCACCGTGCCCATGTGGCTGTATGGCCGATACACGACCGCAGACCTGGACCGCATGAATCCTGACGCCGCTTTCAACGTCATGGCCATGGCCAGCGGCGACATGACAACTGTTGGCTGGACGAAGGTTGGCATGGCCGAAATCACTGTGACGCTGGACAACCCGGCAGAAGTGAACGCCAAGCAAGTCGCCGCGCTGCGCAAGAAGCTGACCGAAATGCGCGCAGAGCACCAGCAAGCGCAGAACCTGCTGACGCAGCGGATCAACGAATTGCTGGCAATCGATAACGAGGTGACGGTATGAAGCTGATCAGCGATTACGAACCAGAGAACCAAGCGATTGCAATGCGCCTTCTCAGGCTATCCGGACGACCACTGATACCCGGCAAGCTGCTGTGCACCACCGACGACACGCAAAGGCTGGATTACGTGCCATCTGGCAAGACCGACATTCGCGTGACGTTTGCGCGTGCACGTGAAGCAATGAGGGCTTTGCCATGAAGCCGCAAGAACTGCGAGAGGGCCAGTTGGTGCAACTGAACCCGGAGACGACACGCAATCCCATGTTCGCCGCTTGCATCATGACCGTGACGGAACCCAAGTCATGGGGAGCGCACGGTTACGTGCAAGCGCTTGGCAAAGACGAAAAGCCGGGAGGGCAAGCCTACTACCGCGCCACGTGGGACGAAATGGAGCCAGTCGGCCACGCCGAATGGGTGGTGCCATGACCCGCCTACGCGTGCGCCTGCTGACGATTCTGCTCAGCCCTTACTTCCTGCTGGCCGCAATGCTGGTGACGCTGGGAGTGATCGCCAGCCTTGACGGCCCTACCGGCGACCAGGTGCTGATTGACACCGCTGCCGATGTGATCGAAGCACCGGCACAAGCACACGCGCTGATGACAGCGCAAGGGAGAAGCAAGTGAACACCGAGTACGACTGGCAAGAAATGGCCGACGAAGCCGCTGCCGCGCGGCAGATCGAACACGACCAGAAGCAAGCCGGGCATGTGCCGGAGCCGGTGGAACTGCCGGACGACTACTTTGAGACTGAACCTTTCTAGGAAAAGCAATGAGCGTTTACGCAAAACTGATGCAGGCCCGCGTCAAGCTACAGGGCACGAAGCTGGAAAAGTCTGGCAAGAACACGTTTGCCAAGTACAGCTACTTTGAACTGTCGGACTTTCTGCCGACCACGCAGGCAATCTTCCTTGAGCTTGGCCTGTGCGGCGTGGTGTCGTTCGGCACCGATACCGCCACGCTGACGATTCGTGACGTTGAAGGTGACGGCGAGATTGTCATCACCTCGCCCATGTCCAGCGCCGCACTGAAAGGCTGCCACGAAGTGCAGAACCTGGGTGCTGTGCAAACGTACCTGCGCAGATACCTGTGGGTGACGGCGCTGGAGATTGTCGAACACGACGCGCTCGATTCTGGGCAGTCAGCAGATGACGCCAGCCGCAAGCCTGACATTGCCGCGATTCTGAAAGGCATCAGCGGCGCAACCAGCATGGAAATTCTGCGCGGTCACTACGAGGCGGCAATGCAGATGCTGCCGGAAGCACATCACGCGGCCATCAAAAAGGCCACCAACGCCCGCAAGGCCGAACTCACACCAGCAGAGGAAGAAGCATGAATTCGCTAACCATTACCGGCAACCTCGGCAAAGACGCCGAACTCCGCAGCCTGAATGACGGCACCGCCGTGCTGTCGTTCTCCGTGGCCGACAACCAGGGCAAGGACAAGCCGTCAATTTGGTGGAATTGCACCATTTTCGGGCGGCGCGCGGAGTCGTTGCAGCAGTACCTGACGAAAGGCCAGCAAGTCACCGTGATCGGCTCCGTCAGCGAACGCGAGTGGACGGACAAGGAGGGCAACAAGCGCAAGAGCATGGACGTGCGCGTGAACGACATTGCCCTGCAAGGTGGCAAGCCGAGCGGAGGCGCACCAGCACCGAAGCCAGCCGCATCGCGCAGCACCAGCTTTGAAGACATGGACAGCGACGTGCCTTTCAGCAACCCGCTGCGCAGCCGTGCGCTGTGCCTTGCTTGCTGAGTAGGCTATGACTGCAATCACACTATTCGACGCCGCCCAACAAGTGCGCCAGCACCTGGGCGAGATTGATCCCGACACTGGCGAGCTTTCGGACGCTTTCACGCAGAGCCTCGACCTGTTTGAGCAGAAAGGCGCTGCCTGTGTGGCCTACGACATAGACGAAACCAGCACGATCAAGGCAATGAAAGAAGCCCTTGCGCGTGCGAGTGAGCACTTGAAGGCAAGGGAAGCACGCCATGAGCGATTCCGTGCCTACATGGCCGACTGCATGAAAGCTACCGGCGTGAGCAAGCTATCAAGCCCTGACGGCCTGTTCACTGCCACGCTGTACGCGGATCGTGATGTGTCTGTGGAGATTGATGACGGGGCTGTATTCCCGCCAGAACTGTGCAATGAGCCGCGCCCACCCAGCCCAAGCAAGTCTCTGATTAAGGCTGCGATTGAGCGCGGAGAGCCGATTGCTGGTGCGCGGATTGTTCGCCGTGATCGCTTGACGGTGAAGTGATGGCCTCCCGCAAGCGCTACGCCGACTTTCTTTCAATCGGGAACATCATGAAGACAGCACGCCAAAACAATGCAGCATGGGCCTACCTTGCATCCATGCCGGACACCAGCTACACGGCGAAGACGCCGCGAGCGTCAAGACAAGGAGCGCCGGAAATGGCCGCAAACATGACAACACCCCGCCCCCACGCCGAACTTGCTGCTCGGTACTACGCAGATGACACGTTGAAGTGCTGGACCAAGGACGGAGCAGGTTGCTGGGTCGTCAACCCCACCCCGTGGTTTGGTGGTTGTGAATACCACGTCGGCCACGAACCCCCGTCCATCAAGCGCACCATCACCCTTGTCGTTAATGGCAGGGAGTGGGTGCTGCCGGAGCCGTTGAAGGAAGCGCCACTAACACCCACACACTGGGAAGTGAATTACGGCAAGGCGGTTGAGTGCGGCTGGTACGGCCACAGTCTGAATTTAGACATGCTCCAACGTCGTCTACTTTACTCCACCGAAGCCGACGCCAAAGCATGGGCAGAGTTTGATAAATGGTGCCGGATGGAAGGAAGAAAAAAAGTATGACGATCTTTGCGCTTGAACAAGCGGTGTCGAACGGTTGCCAACTGGACATCACAGAGGCGGATTCGGCGCTTGAGGAAGTAGCCGCTCTGCGTGATGAGCATGAGCGGCTGAAAAATGATGCTGCGATTTTTTATGAAGCCGCCGCTGGTTTACTGGCGACGAATGATGCCCTACGCGCCCAGCTTGCCGAGGCGCAGAAAGACAGTGAGCGGTTGGACTGGATAGGCAATCAAACCTGCGCAGGTGTTAATTTAAGAGGAAATGTATGGATGGTTGGATGGAAAGACCACGCAATGCGCGGTCTTGACTTCCGATCTGCCATTGATACAGCGAGGGAATCCAAATGAGCAAATGTATTGAGTGTGGCAGCTACGCCATCAACCCTCACTGTCATGGACGAGAAGCCAAGGTTA